GTCCCAGTCGCAGTCCAGGTGGAGGATGTCGGCGTCGTCGGCCAGGGTGACACGGAATCGGTGGACCAGGCGGTCCTCCGCGAATCCCTCACGGTGGCACCACGACGGCCAGTCGTCCTCGCCGTCCACGGACACCCACAGGCCGCGCGGCTTGTCACCGCGTCCTTCGGGGGACTGATCGACCGAATGGGGGGTGAGGGTGGAGTGGCGGGACCAGTGTGAGAGTCTCATGCGTCCTCCTCGCACAGGCACGCGCCGGTGACCGTGACGGTCGTGTGGCAGTCGGGGCAGACGGTGCGGTTCTCGCGCGGAGTGTCGTGCAGCTCGTCGAGGCATCCGGCGTGCACCCAGCGGCGCGTTTCGGGGTCCTGCTCGATGTGTGAGCCCTCGGCGATGGTGAGCCCGCAGGCGGGGCACAGGGCGGTGAATCTGGCGATGATCATGGTGTTTTCCTTTCGTGGTCGTTGACAGCGTCCCGCCCACCACCGGGGTGATGGACGGTGCGCCGGTCAGCGGCGGCAGTGCTCGGCGTCCCTGCGTCGTGACCATTCGGCCTTGACGTCGGGGTAGCGGAGCCAGGTGTCGTTCTGGAGCCATGAGAGGGTGTCGACCCATTCCTCACGGCATCCATCGGAGCGGGTGCACATTCCCCGATTGGCGTCCCGAATGGCGCTCCGGTCGAGCTGGTGCACGTCGATAGGGAGCGCATCCTGAGTTGTGCTCATGGCTGTTCGATTCCCAGCGCCTCGGCGACCTGGGGATTGAGCACCGGATAGGTGGTGAGATGGTCGTACTCCATGAAGTCGATCAGCCCGTTGTATGCGCGCCTCCTCACTTCGTCCTGCTGTCCCCACTCCGCCGAGTCATCGGTCGGATTCGACCCGGCATTGGTGAGCGCTATGAGGTTTCCGATCCTCAGCTGCTCGGCGACGGCCAGGATCGCGTGCGTCTGGGCGAGGGCGACGTATTGATTGCCAGCACCCATGCTCCCCTCGCCGAATGAACATTCGGCGTGGGCCAGGTATTCGAGGCTGTCGCCGAGGATTCCCCCGAAGCCGATCTCCTGCACTGTGTCGCCGTCGCGCCGAAAGTTGATGGTGAAGGTGAGTTCGTATTCCACGTCGTCGTTCATTTCGTCTCTCCTCGTGCGATCTGTTCGGCGATCCTGAGCATGTGGACCTCGGTTCCCTCCGGCTGTCCGTCATCCATGCATCGGCGGGCCCGAATGTCGGCCTCCCAGTGGATCTCGTCCGCGATGAATGCGCGGGCAGCGGCAGCAAGGGCCTTGCAGCCTGTGCGGTCGATGATGACATGGCGGTCGAATGCGGCCTGATAGATACGCTCGTCCAGCTTGTCGTCACTCATCACGCGCCCCCTCGTGCAGGACGGTGAAGGGGCCACTTGTCTCATTGATCCATTCGGCGTCTTCTGAGTCGTCGACGCCGATGGGCACCCATTCTCCGCAGTCGCATTTCTGCCAGACATCGCCGGTATGGACCGCATGGATCACGGCGCCGTCGCCCAGCGCGTCCAATTCCTCGGCGGTGGTGATGGTGCGGTCGCGGTGGAATCCGGCGGCGATGATCTTGTCGACCAGCTTGTAGTGCTCCCCGTATGCGCGGTCTGCTCCGCTGAATGAGTCGGCGCAAATCTCGGCCAGGTCGTCGCGGTCACTCATCGTCGGCACCGCCCAGGATCTCGCCCGTGTTCGGGTCGATGATGTTGGCGAACACGCGGTCAATCTCGTTGGCCTGCTCGATCGGCAACACCGTCTGGCCGGTGCGCTTCGCCACAGCGTTCTCGAACAGCCGCTGTGCCGTCTCCAGATCGTCGGTGATCCACTCGGCCCGCTTGATCCGGGCCGTGGCCTGCTGCTCCTCGGTGTCCATGTCCGTGGTAACCGACTTGCAGTCGACGACCATGACGACAACCTGCTGCCCGCTCGGATTCTGGAGGAGTGCCTTCTCCATGCCGTACAGGCCGTTCCTCTCCCCGTCGGGAAGTTTCGATGCGAGTTTCATTTCTCCTCCATGTGGTCTCTGTTGCCATTGAGTAGCGCTACGAAGTTGCCGGCCGTCATGGTGATCCACTGGTCGGCCGGGTTGGCGTTTCCGTGACGCTTGTGGGCGATCACCCCGACAAGGGCGTCGTCATTGCCGCGTTCCGTCTCGGCCTCGGCGGCCCACCCGGCCAGATCAAGCCGGGCACGGTCCTTGCACTCGACGACGGCCCGCCCGCCCATGTGACGCAAGCCGGAGATGTCTCCGCGATCCTTCGAGCCGCCCTGGCGGCGTCGCTCGATACGGTCGTCAACCGTGTCATGGAAGTAGGTGGCCATCAGCGTTTCGAAGCTCCGGCCAGCTGCCTTAGCGCTGGCTCTGGTGCGTGACATCGTGATCCTTTCCGGGGTAGGTTTTGTGAGATGATCCGGCCATGGAGTCGAATCTGTTGAGGCTGGCCGACCGGCTTGGCAAATGGGCCGTCACGCCCAGGGGCGCCAGCGTGATCAATGCCAGGGGCGGGGATGACTGGTGGGCGCGGCACGTCGAAGCCGTCGAATGGACCCGGGATCTTGAGCAGCGCCTGGAGGGCCGGGACGACCTGACCGCCAAGTCATGGTCGGCAGTGGCCGATAGAGTCCACCGGGCGATCCTGTCCACGTCGGTGCCCATGGAGCAGGCCCTGGGATCTAGTAACACCCACCTGAACGGCGCCGAGGTCGCTGCCGTGGGAGCCGTAGCCTCCGCACTCAACGGTGAACAATTGATGGTCGCCGCCAGCTCTGAGCTTCGCGAGTTGCAGGACTTCAACTTCCAGTTGCGTGACCTAGTCATGGAGAGCGCCGACCTCTCCGAGGAGGAGAAGGGCTATCTGCTGGCACTTCTCGGCAACCTTGACCAGGCGATCTCCGACGTGCGCGTGAGAGGCTGCGGTGATGTTCGAGGGTGGGCGGACCAGCTCGCTGGAGCGTTGCAGCGGCTGCTTGTGGTCCGCGAAGAAGACGGCGGCAAGGCGCACAAGATGTGGCGCATGCTGCTGGAAAAGGTGACCAAGGTCATGAACAGTCCGTTCGCACAGACGGCGATCACGGGAAGCATCGCTATTGCCGCGATAACGGCTGGGTGACGTCATGCCGCCTTCTCCCGCATACGCTCCTCACGGCTGGCATCCGCTGCCACATCGTGGTAGGGGGCGCCTCCGGCGCGGAGCTTGTCGACGATCGTCCCCAGCGGGCGTCCCACGGCCTTCTCGATCTCATGCCACGGCCGCCCGCCGGCACGCACGAACGCCACCTCATGTCGAAGCTCGTCATCCGACATGAGCGACCTGAGGACCAGATGGCCAGGAGCCACGCAGTGGACGTTCCCGCAAGTTGCGGTGACACGGCCGTCAGGGGCCTCGTCATGCCAGGCCATCCATGCCGCGCGCTGGACTCTGATCGTCCTCTGCTGGCCGTCGAGTTTCACCGACACCACCGGCCTCCGGCTGCCCGGCATCCGAGACGAGACGAGACAGTCCCCCCGCCGCTCCGTGTGCTGAAGGGCCCTCTTCGCCAGGACCCTGTCGAGTGCGTCAAGCATCAGAACGGCGCCTCCTCCGAGGTGGCCTGCGCCCACGGGTCCACTCCGCCGTTCTGCTGTAGTGGCGGCTGGACAGTCTGCTGCTGTGGCACGTTGGCCTGCTGGTTCTGGGGCTGCTGGGGGGTGTTGGCCCACTGCGGGGGCTGCTGGTTCTGCCACTGCTGATTGCTCTGCTGCGCCGGCGGGGCCGACTTCTGAGGCCGTGCCACCGCGCGGCGGAGAGACGGGCCGACGTCCTTCACGTCGATCTCGAACGCGGTCCGGTTGTTTCCGTCCCGGTCCGTGTAGTTGCGGGCTCTCAGGAGACCCTGCACGATCACCCGATCGCCCTTCGACAGGGACTCGGCCACGTTCTGGCCGAAGTCGCCCCAGGCGGAGCAGTTGAGGAACATGGGCGTTCCGTCCTGCCACTGCTGCGACTGCCGGTCGAACCTGGACGGGGTGGAGGCGACCGTGAAGTTCGCGACAGACTTGCTGTTCGGGGTGAAGCGCAACTCGGGGTCTGCCGTCAGATTCCCCTGCACTGTGATGCTCGTGTCGTTGGCCATCAGATAGTCCTTTCTGTGGGCGCCTGGAGGACTTTCCCGTCAGGCGTGAGGAGGATGGAGTTGTATGCGGTTCGGATCGGCACCTGCTCCGGGGTGGCGAGCTGGTTGCGGTGAACCATGAAGCCCCGCTCGTAGGACTCAGCCGGATGCTGATGTACCCACCCGTGGCATCCCGTCGTTCCGGTGCCGCACAGGCAGATGAGGTTCGCCATGCCGTCCGGGTCGGCACAGTGCCGGCCCTTGCGGTGGTGGATGCTGTACGGGAATCCCGTGAGAGTTCGGCCGCACCGCTGGCACCGATGCTGGTCACGTTCGATGACGTTCTGACGCTGCTGGGGGGTCACTGCTCGCCCCTCCCCGCCACCTGGTACATGCCGCGCACGCTCGCCCCGATGGACTGGTAGGCGCGCAGTTCGTCCTGGAGGGCCTTCGACTGCCGGTCCGCGTACCGGTAGGCGGCGTCCGCCGAATCCCGGGCGGTGCGCTCATCCTCGGTGGCCAGTTCGGCGGCGTACTTCTTCTCATGCGCCGGACCCTGATGAGCCATGTAGGCGACCGCGTAGGCCTTGTCGTAGACCTGGTCTGCCTGCTTCCACGCCGTGTATCGCTGCGAGCACACCTTCACCGAGTTGGAGATCCGCTCCGACACGGTTCGGATGGCAGCCTCGACGTCGACCGGATTCAGCACGTCAGCCACGGCCCAGCTCCTTCGGGAGAAGGTCGGCGATCCGGTCGTAGACCAGTTCGGCCGCCTTGCCCTTCACGTCCTTGGCGAGCCGGGCGCTCGCGTAGCCGCCCGACACCCTCAGGCCCATGAACGGCAGCACTTCGCCGGTCGGCTTGTAGGAGACGGCGCCGGTCTCGTCGTCGACGTCGCACTGGGACAGGAACGCCTTGGAGTACGCCGGATTCACGGACTCCTGGATCTCATCGGGCGCGTTCTCCTTCACCCACTCCGTGAACCGTCCGGAGTCGGCCACCTGCGGGTTGAACTTCTCCTCGGCGATCGACACCTTCCCCCAGTCGGTCTTCAGGGACGCGGCGCCGGTCGCGGTCGCGTACGCCTCGACGTCGGCCTTGGCCTCCACGAGCGCCGACTTCAGGCCGGCCTCCAGCAGCTTCAGGGCTGCATACTTCTCTGCGGGATTCACGTTCATGCTCCGTTCTGCTGGTTCTTGGGGGTCTTCGGGGCCTGGGGGGGTTGCACAGCCCTGCTGTTGATCTGGGCGGCAAGTCGTACCAGCCCTTGCGCATCACTCCACTTGACGCCGGCGTTCTCGACCTCGTCACGGGCCCGGTCGACGTCGCCACCGCAGGCGTTCAGTACAAGGTTGGCGGCGTCCTTGTCCCCGATCTCCGGCCCGAGATCAGGGTCCGGTTCGCACGTGGGGATGCAGAGGGCCTGCAACAGGGCCGTCCGGTACGCCACCGACTCGGCCTTCGCGGTCGCCTTGTCCTGGAAGTCGGTGGCCTCGCCGGCCGCAGACATCTCGAACGAATCCCCGGTCACGTGGACCACGAGCCATCGGGCCTTCACCATCACCCGGTGCATGTGGGTGCCGCGCTTCGACGTCCCCGCATCCGACATGGCCACCTCCGGCGTCTGCGGGATCGTCATGACGCCGTGTTCCCGCAGCTTCGGGCCGACGGCATTCATCACCGCATCCACACCCCGGAAGCTGTAGTTCTGGTCCCGGTTCTTCTCGCTCTTGCCGATGGCCTGCACGTCGGCCATGACCGCCGACCAGGCTTCGTACACGTTCTTGTGCTCGATCACTTGTCGCCGCCCTTGACGACTCCCACGAAGGTGACGGTGACGATCCCGTCCTTCTTCGAGGCGGAGAAGTAGCGGGCATCAGTGGAACCGTCCGGACGCTTGTCCTCATGGTCGAACTCCCACGCCATACCGTCCGGGAGGGTGATCGCCGACATGTTCCCCTGGCCGACCACCTCCAGGTGACCGTGGCCGACGGATACACCGGGGTACACGTCGTAGCAGTCGGTGAAGAGGTCAGCGTGGTTCTGGGCCCACTCGAAGACGGTCTGGAAGTAGCCGGATTTCTTGCTGATCTGTTCAGCGTTCATGGCGCCATGCCCTTTCGTTCTGTTTACGGATTCGTCGTTGTTCTGGTGTGAGGACTCCCGACCAGCCGCATTCGGTGCAGCCGGCGCCCCGGCAGTTGGGGCAGTACAGGTCCTCATCGGGTGAGCGGGGAAAGTCCCGGGGATCGCACCCGATCGGGAAGGTCACGCCGCCCCCTCCTTCTCCGGTGGGTCGTCCTCGCTGACATCGGAGCCCCGGTAGACCAAGTCCCACCACAGCCGCTCCGACACCTTGTGCTCGTCGGCGATCAGCAGCATGACGACGACGATGAGGCCGGCAAGGAGCAGAAGCAGGATCAGACCCCCATTCGTGAACAGAGGCATCACCGCACCGCCCTCACCGTGTGGGCGTTCACCCATGCCCGGATCTGCTCCTCGGACAGCCGGTAGAACACCCGCTGCCCGGTCTCGCCCGGAACCTCCATGTGGTCGACCTGCCGGGCGGCGCACATGTTGCGCAGCTTCTTCTCCGTCAGCCCCATACGCGGGGCCGCCTCCCGGATGGTGCACAGTGGCTCATCGCTCATGCCGCCGACTCCTTCTCGATGCCGAACGCGGCGTTCACCATCGCGCCCGGGTTCGCGCCGGTTGCCCGGGCGATCTTTCCGATGTCCTCGACCGACACGTTCGTGATGCCCCACGCCTTGTTCCGCAGGGCCCTCGGGGACATGCCGGCCCTTGCCGCTACTTCGCTCTGATGGAGGCCGGACCTGCCGATGGCTGCCCTGACCTCCGCCGCCAGTCGCTCTCTTGGGTTGCTCATGGCCCACATCATTCCTAATTAGGAACGCCGTGTCAACCCTTGACCTCTGACCTTCCTAAATGGGAACATGTTGAGCATGGGACGAGAGCAGTTGACGGGGCCGATCACTCGCTACATCGCGGGCAAGTTCGCTGAGGCGAGGGCGGGGCGTGGCACCTTCACGAAGGTGGCGGCCGAGTCAGGTGTGAAACGTGCCACCATCGTCCGGGCATGTGCCGGCGACTCCAGCATGGCTGTTGAGACGTTCGTCCCGCTTGCCCTGTACTTCGGCTTCAACCCCGGACAGCTTCTCAATGAGGCCGAAAGAGCAACACGCCTAGAGACTGTCGATCAGACGTTCCTCGATCTGGCCGCCGATGATGCCCAGGGGATGACCGATCGTGAACGCTGGGAGGCCGAGAATGAACACGACGACCCGGCCTGACCCGTGGACCTATCTACATCACCGCCCCGACCTCACGCTCGTATGGGCCGACCTACCCGGACGGTTGAGAGGATGCACCGACGGGCAGAGGACCATCTGGCTCGACCGTGGACTACTGCAACACGAACGCCGATGCACCCTCGCCCACGAACTCGTCCACATCCGCCACCACCACGTTGGCCGTCAGCCACGAGCCGTGGAGAACCGGGTCAGGGAGGAGACGGCACGGCTCCTCCTGCCGGACGTCAACCAGATCGTCGACGCTCTCAGTTGGGGGCACACCTGGGCTGAGGTCGCCGAAGACCTGTGGGTCACCCACGACATCCTCGTGTGCCGACTCGACCACCTCACCAGCACCGAACGGGCAGCTATTCGCGCCGCCGGCATCACCACACCACAACAATGAGGAAGGGCACCATCGTGAAGAAGTTCAGCATGAGGGAAGCATGGGACATGGCCGTGGAGGACCAAGCGGCCAAGGACGCCGCGAAAGCAGAGGCCAAGGCGGCCAAACGTGCCGAACAGGAGAAGGCCGGGAAGGGCCCGTCGGCGTGGCAGAAGATCATGGACGCCGCAGACCAGCAGAACGCCGCCGCCAAGAAGTGGGGGAAGTACGACGTCGAGTTCGCAGACGCCCGGATCAAGGCCGGAACCGTCACCGTTGGGCACCGCACCATCAACCCCGCCAACACGCAGATAGAACTGGTCCAGGGCGGCCAGGTGCAGCGCATGACCGCCACCCGTGTGCTCGGTGGCGCTGCGATCGGGGCTGTCACGTTCGGCGCCGGAGCCGTCGGGGCGCTCATCGGCGGAATGTCGAAGAAGCAGAAGGCCGGCGCATGGGTGTTCATCATCGAAGCCGGGAAGAAGCCCGTCCAGTTACCTGTGAAGCCGAAGCAGCAGGCCGACGCCTACCAGTTCGTCAACAACTTTCAGGCGTTGCAGGCCGAGATGGCATCCTGACATGGCCGTACAGGACCTGTGGCTCAACAAGAACAAGCAACACACGAAGCGATGGGGGACGGGGAAGCGGTGGAGGGTCCACAACCCGGGGTGGCCATCCGTCTCCTGCCGTACCCGGGCTGAAGCCGACCGGATCAACGCGAGGCGTATCAACGAAGGCCTGCCGGAGCCCGAAGACACAGAGACCGTCCGGCAAGCCGTGGACAAGTGGCTCGACGGCAAAGCAGGACTCACCAAGAAGGCACAGACCACAGCCCGCGAAGCCGCCGGCTACGTGACCAGCAAGTGGGGAGACCTACTCGTATCGGACCTCGACCAGCGGGACGTGCAGGCCTGGATCGCCGACCTGAGATCATCCCGAGGCCCGGCGTCGGTGGCGTTGAAGTCCAACGTTGTCCAGTGTCTGAAAGGATCGGTGGAAGGAAGAGTTGACCTGTCCCGGGTGAAGGCTGGCCGTGTACGACCGCACGAGGCACGGTTCCTGACCGTGCAGCAACTCGGCGGCCTGGCCGAGGAGTGCAAGCCGTATCAGGCCATGGTGTGGTTGCTGGGGACGTGCGGCCCCAGGATCTCGGAGTGCTGCGCCCTGAACGTCGGAGACGTCAACGCGAAGACGAAGCGTCTCAGGGTCCGGTTCTCGAAGAACGGCTACAGCCGCGACGTTCCTACCCCCGGGTTCGTGCTGAAGATGCTCGACCTTGACAGGCCGTCAAGGGAGCCGTTGTTCACGAACAGCCGTGGCGGGCGGCTCGATCCGGACAATTGGAGGGCCCGCGTGTTCCGGGATGCCCGAGACCGTGCCGGGCTGGAGGGCATGAGGATTCATGATCTGAGGCACACGGCGGCGTCGCTGGCGATCACATCGGGCGCCGACGTGAAGGCCGTGCAGCGGATGCTCGGGCACAAGTCGGCGAAGATGACGTTGGATCTGTACGGCCACCTGTGGGATCGCGCGTTGGACGATGTGGCGGCACGATTGGATGCCCTGGTGGCGTCGGAGAGGGCGACGGCGTAATCGGGTGCTGTACTGGATCTGTACTCCGTCTCTGTGACAAGGCGTGAAGCCTCGTTCGCAATGAGAAGGTCAGGGGTTCGAATCCCCTATGCTCCACCCGTTGCCAGGGCCCGTTGGTAGGTGTTACGCCTAGCCAGCGGGCCCTTTCTCATGCTTGGCGTCGATGGCCTGTGATGGTCTGCGATGGTTTGCGACGTCCGATAGCGGATGTACTGAGTACAGCTCTGACAAGGGATGCCGTGGGCTGGCCTCAATCTGACCTGTACCGGATCTGTACCGGAAACGCGCGCGAAAGCGCCGGCCGCACTGATCGCTTGACGCCCGGTAGGCATAGTGGTTTACTAGTTCATGTCAACGGGTTCCCACCTAGTCCTGAGGAGGACAACATGGACACCATCGCCACCACCGGCACCACCTACTACCGCACCAAGACATTGTGCGGGACCTGGGTGACGCTCGCTGTGAGGGCCCACAAGGGCCATGAGACGGGACGCGAGTATTGGCCTCTGACTGACTGCTGCCACTCTCCCGCCCGGAACGCCGGCATCACGCGGGACAACCCTTCCGGTCTTGCCTGCGACGCTTGCGGGGAGCCGGTTCCCGAATGGACTGTAGGGCCGCTGCGCGACGCTTGCGCAGCCCACGGGTGCCCTTGCCCTGATTCCTGCGCCGATGACGCCAGGTGGCAGCTCGACTGCATCGAGAGTGGCTACTGAGTGGGGTCCCTGGGCCCCGGGAGAGATCCCGGGGCCCTTCGCTGTGTCGGCTTGACATCCGGTAGGCAGGCTGGTTTACTAATACTTGTCAACGGGACATCAACCAAGGAGGACGACATGACCGCCACCGCCACCGAGAGTGACCAGCAGTACCGCCGCGAGGTCGGCGCCGAAGCAAAGCGACAGATCGGCCTGTCAGGGCTCATGACCCTGGGCGCCAAGATCCGGGGCTACCGCAGCAACGGCGCCGCCGGCCTGGTGCTCACCGCCCGCATCCTGCCCTTCAACGCGAACGGGGAACGGGCCGCCCGACCCCGCCGGATGGAGGTTGATATCCGGCTCAACGGTTCGGACTACTGGGATGTCACGGTGTCCTACCTCAAGGGCCGCCGGGAGGTCACCCACTGGGAGGGTGAGGACTTGGGCCCGGAGGATCTGGCCCGGCTGGGGCTGGCACTCGACTGGGACGGGCCGGAGCCGATGAACCCGCGCTACTGGAACTGATCAACAAGGTCCCCGGGAGAGATCCCGGGGACCTCTCTATCGGCGCCAGTAGGCGCCAGGAAGGAGCCGGCCATGAGCGCCGACACACCCACTGAGGATCTGCTCAGGGCCCTGGAAAGGGCCGCTGAGGAGCGGCAGGCATGGCGGGAGGCGCACCCTCGGGAGGCAGCCATGATCGACTCGCGGGAGCGCCAAGACCGGCGCCGGCTTGCTGAGTGCGCCGAGGAGATCCGCGACGCCATGGAGAGATCGAACCGGGCCGCCCGGCGCCAGGACTTCGCGAATGCGGACATGTGGTGGCGGGGTGCCAGGAAGTCAGCGCAAGAGTACGAGGCCGCGCGGTTGCGGCTCGGCATGTCGCGACGAGAGGCCTACGAGGCGGCGCCAGTCAGCTACCACTGACCCGAGTGGGCCCCAGGGAAGGCCCCGGGGCCCTCCCCTTGTCTTGACGGACACTAGACAGTGTGGTTTACTAATGGGTGTCAACGGGACTAACTAGGAGGACAGCATGACCGCCGAAGAGGCCAACAACCTGAGGTTCACCGCCGCTCAACTCATTGCGGACCGACGGTGTGCAATAGACCGGGAGTTCAGGTACCCAGCCGGCACTCGCGAACGCCAGGCCATGCGAGAGGTGCAGGACCAGAGCACCTACCTACTGCGGGGGCTTGCCAAGATCATGGGCACCACGGCGGCCAAGTTGGAGATAGAGCTGTTCGAAACGGCGAGTCTGATAATCGAGATGGAGGGCTGAGCGAAGGGCTCCGGCATCCGGGGCCCTAGCACTCGGCCAGGAAGGGGAGACCCATGGACAACCGACTACGTGGCAAGATCAAGGCGTCAATCATCAGGGTCAAGGATCTGGAAGACCAGATCGAAGCGGCCCGACTCGACCGAAACCTGCTCATACGTGAAGCGATCGACAGCGGCGACACGATGTACAGCATCGCGAAGGAGTTCAAGATGTCGAAGCCGGCCGTGAAGGCGATCTGCGAGAAGACGAAGTGATACCCTGAACTGGTTCCTCCCCGTTGGGTCCCGTTGACAACGTCCCTCTGGGAACAGGAAAGGCGCCCCCGCACCGTGATGGTGCGGGGGCGCTTCTGGAAGTGTGGCGACTATCTTCCCCGCGTATGCGGGGGTTCTGAGACGACGAAAGCCCCCCGCCTCGCGCAATGCGAGACGGGGGGCTTTCGTTCCGGGGTCAGTTGCGGGCGACGCCCTCGCCGTCGGGGATGACGGAGGGCGCCTCATCCTCGTCTGCGGAGTGGCGGGGGATCTCCGCCTCCTCGTCATCCAGGTGGATGATGTCGTCGTCGGCAGGCGCGACCTCGACCACCGAGTGGGTGGGGGAGGTGGCGGCCGACAGGGAGCCGAGTGCGCCGGCGAGCTGCCGGTGGAATCCCTGAGCCGCCGCCACCACGGCGGCCGCACTGATGATGATCTTCTGCACCAGGGCGACGGCGGACTCGGGGATCCCGGTGATCTGCCCGGAGATGATGGCCGCGACGGCGCCGAGTACGACGGCGAGGACAAGGGCGATGCCGCGCTTGGCGGCTGCCGACATGGTGGGCCGGGCGACCACGGCGGTAGCGAGGATGGACACGAGGGCGGCCGCGATCACGGCCAGAGCATCAGTGGCGGTCATGTCAGGCCCCCATCTTCTTGATGAGGCGGTCGAGCTTGGCGTCGATCTGCTCGGCCTTCTCCTTGGCGGCGCGAGCCTCCCGGACCGCGAAAGTCGCCTGACTGGCGGCCTCGTCGAGCAGCCGTCCGGCCGTGAATCGGTCGTCCTTCGGGGTGGCCTTGAAAGGGAGCTTGCCGTTCCAGATGTCGGAAACGCTGGGCATGTCATCCTCCTGAGGATTGGTTGATACGGTTCCGCCTGCGGCCAGCTTCAGGCAGGCGGCGATGGGGAATGATCCGGGGTCGGTGTGGTAGTTGCCCCACACGTGGGAGTGGCCGCATATCCCGGTGAAACCGGCCCACTGGGAGGCGGTCATGCGGTGGGTGTTGTTGCCCGCCCAGTTGTCGAACGGGATCGGCGCCTTCAGGGGCACCTCCCACTCCTTGTGCAGCCAGGCAATGAGATCAGCAACCGCCCGGAGCATCATGTCGTCGGGCCTCGTCCAGTCAGTGTGAGGCCCAGAGACGGTGTAGGGGCGGCTTCTGTTGGCGGGGCTGGCCCACCCGCCCGTTCCGACGAGCTCCACCTGAGCCACATTGAGCCGGTTGGTGGACAGACTCCCGGACGGCTGCACCAGCGCCATGGCGGCACACGGCAGCGGGAAATGCTGGCGCACCTGAGGCGCCCCGCTCGTGCAGTTGATGGTGAAGGTCGGGGCCTGCCGGCCGCCCGCATAGCCCGGCCACGAGGTGCCCTCAGTCGTGTGCAGCACCAGCACGTTGACGGTGCGCATCGCCGGGCGGTTCAGGGCTGGCTGGAAATTCTGAGCTGTCCTGTTGGCGCGCGGATACCACGCTGCTCTGCTCATCTGATTCGTCCTCCTGATTTGTTTCGCATTCGTGCATGTCCCAGCCGCACACCCACACCTGGCCGGTGCAGTGCCCGTGCGGGATGGCTGTCATGGCTGGTCTGGCCCGAGGCGATCGAGCCGCTCACTGAGGCGCTCCTGCCCTTCACGTAGGTTCCGGTGAGTGTCCTCGGCCGAGTCGCGCATATGAGCGACCTCCTCGCGGGTCTGCGCGCCATCCCGGCGGATGATCCGCAGCTCGTCGCGGATACCGCCGACAGCGGTCTCGACGGAGTGCATCGCTGCGCCGAGCGAATCCACCTTCTCCTCAGTGCGGGCGCTGGCATCCTTCATTGATGAGCCGTGATCGTGCTTGACCTCGCCCCTGATGTCCGCGAGTGCCTGCCAGCCCTTCGCGATGACCGCTGCTAGTGCGCCCAGCATGATGATCAGCCCCCCGACTGCCGCCCCGATCTGGTCCGGTGTGAAATGCACAGTGCCTCACTTGATGTAGGTCATGGTGATAGTGGCGACGGCCAGCAGCCCGGTGAGCATGTCCAGCCGTCCACAGCCTGCGAGCCAGCGCCTCATTCGGGCTCACTCCCCGGCCCCGGCGATGGTGAGGTCTCCGGCGACGACACCAGCCATCTGTCCCCACCTGTCCGCCAGGAATGCGGTCAACGCGGCGTCGTCGAGCTCGTAGCCGGCGTCGATGATCTGCTGCTGAATGGTCATGTCGGTGGCCACGGTGCGGACCGCCACGTCGATGGCAGGCGACCCACCCATGAGGGTGCGGACCGCATTGTCACGCTCGGCCCCGGTGACTCCGGCGGCGAGCCTGTCGCGGGCCACCAGCCACATGCCCATCTCGATCTGCCCTCGAAGCCCGGCGAAAGAGTCGGCGTGCACAATTTTAAAAGCGGTATCCAAATCAGCCATCATTCCTCATTTCCGGTATTGCAGAGTGAGCACGGCCGACGGCGAGAAATGCCCGTAGAATGCGGTGCCGGTCCCCGCACCCTCTCCGAGAGTGAATCCCCTGATCGCGCCGGTCCCAAGCCCGGTCCTCCATCCGGCGGGCAGCGTGATTTTAAGTTTCTGGCCGCCCTTCATCGCCACAGACACTGCGCCACCACCCGATGTCTGCGGTGATCCAGGAAGCCCTGTCGAGTCGAAATGCCCGAGCCTCAACGTCCCGTTGCCGCCCGGATTCATCGAGAAATCTACGTTGGTGATCGTGAGCCATGCCCCGGTCACAGTGCCATTTCCAACGGCCGACGACGGCGACCCGTCGAAAAGCCACAGACCGTAGCGCTGATACCCGCCGTAGTAGCCCTGCATCAGGTTTCCAGAGACGGCGGTGGACCCGCGCCATGTGCGGGTCGCGGCCACATTCCACGATTTAGTGTAAGTTTTCACTGCCGGGACTGTGGGGACCGACACAGCACCCGAGTAGGGCGACCCGCCGCCGGTGTTGAATTCGCCGTCATCGATAGCGGTATATGTGCCGCAGTCGGTGGCGGTGAAATTGCCGGTGAATGTGTCGCCGGTGTAGATGTCTCCGTTCGCGCCTGATGAGGTCCCCTTCGCTGTGAGCAGCATCCTCACCGTCGCGTCACTGCTACTCGGCAACCACCAGTAGTCAATGTCCACGTTATTCGTGCCCGACACGCCAGAATAGGCGACAAATGCACCCTGAATCGAATTCACGGTTGGCACCGGGGGCGTTGTCCCATCAAAAGTGCGCTCATATCGCAGCCTGAATTCATAATTGCCAGCAGTGTATCCGCGCCACAGGCTATGGTATTCCACGTGGATTAGCCGGTTTGCTGGGGCGTCGAAGGTTATTCCGTAGTAGCCCAGCTCGGACTGGAATTTGATTCCGTTCCCGGATGCGGTGGAGCCGAGCTTCTGACGTGCGATGACACCGCGCGGCAGAGGGTCGAGGATGTCATCCAGGGTTTCGCCGCCGATGGTGAGCGTGCCGTTGACGTTCATGTCCTGCGCCAGGCCGTCTCCGTCCTCGTCGAATCCGGCCAGCGGGGAGCCGTCCGGGGCTGGCAGCATCATCTGATCGCCCGTGCCACCGCCGATCTGCACGCCGGTGATCTCCTCCCCCTCACCCCCGGCACGGACTGTGCGCAGCGTCGAGCCCACAATTTCGGTGCGCGGCGTCGACAAGGCGGACGGAGAGTAGATCCCGATGCCACTCAGCGCCCCGGTGGTGATGGTCCCGGCGTCGATGGCCGCCAGCACAGCCCCTGACAGCTCGGAGGCCACCCACGCAGACCCGTCCCAGCTCCACATGCCGACCACAGGGGCCGACAGTGAGCCGTCGTGCTGCATCCACGTGTCCCCGGCCACCACACCATCAGCGTCAGGGGAGGTGGTCGAGTGCGTGATAGTGGTTTTGCCGTTGGCCGACGTGATGGCCACCTGGACGGCGTCAGACAGACCGTCCATGCCCACCTGGGCTCGCAGCCCGAGCACATCATCGATCACCCAGCCGGTGCCCTGCCGCGAGCACACGACCTGCTCCATCGTCTCCGGTCCGCGCAGACCATCGGACAGTAGCGGACGCAGCGCGTGAGGCACTGTCACGGGCAGCACCTCGCCGTCGCCCGGATCGACCATGGCCACCACGTCCAGCACCTCGGGCCACAGGTCCAGACGCACCTCGGTGGGAATCGCCTGCCCGTCCTCATCAGTGCCACCCGTCGGCCAGTCGGTGGGCGGCTGCGAGTCCATGGTGATGATGTCGGACTCGTCGCCGTCGACCACATCGCCGGTGCAGTGGTAGAGCGTCGTCCCGTCGTCGGGGGTGAGATAGCAGCCGGACCGGTCGATGTCGGCCGCATTCAGCACCGTCATCTGGGACCCGGTCCAAGCCGTGGCGATCACGCCCTGCCGGATTGACTCCACCGACGTCACACGGCCACTCAGCTGATCCGTCATCTGGTCCGCCCCTTCATCGCATACTTGAGTTTCGGCACCACCAGCGTGTGGCGGCCGTGAGACATAGCCTGCGAAGCCGCAAGAGGGATCGTGAATTTCGTCACTTGGAGGTCCCACATCCACGTGTCCGTCACCACACGCACCACGTCACGCGGCTCCAGATGCGGCACAATCAGCGACTCGAATTCCACATCAATCCCGGCCTTGAGAAGATCGGCCAGAGCCTCATTCGCGGCCTTCTGGCACTCCTTGTCCGACGCCCAATCCCCGGAGATGTCCTCGCGCACCCAGCGCGGCACACCACCGCGCGCCAGAGCCTGCGCGGAGAAGGCATCCGAGGACGGCGCCCTGGCCGTGCCGGACGGCACCTTCTTCCCACCGCCGGTGTCGTTGCCGGTCGCCACCACCAGATTCCGCATCCGGTCCGTGTCGAAAGCGACCTTCGGCTCGCCCGTCAGCTGTGACGTGCCGAAAGTCCACTTCACGGCCTTGGAATGACTGCGCAGCACGCACATTCCGCGCCCGTCGTATCCCAGCCACGGGTAATTCGACTCCGACGCCGTCAGCGAGCGTGCCAGCGCCTTGAGTGTCGGCCACTTGCCGTCCTTCGCGGCAATGCACACGTCAGTTGTCGTCTTCGCATTCCACAGGGTGATTCGGCGGTGTTCCTCACCCTCGGAGGCCAGCACTGACGAGATGATGTCGGTCTTCCGTACGCCGCGCGGAAAGGAGTAGCCGCGGCCACCGGAGGCGCCCTCCAGTAGCAGCGACTCCTTGCCCTTCCCGGTGATCTGCACCCCGCCACCGTCGGTGGCCTCGGCCTTCGTGATCTGGCCTGTGAAGATAGGCACACTCACCCAGCGGGAGAGCTGCGGCACGCGGACGTCGTAGGTGACCTGCACGAGACGATTCGCGACGATACGCGGATCGGTCGGCCCTGTCCCCAGTAGTCCCAGCGCATTGTCGGGATCCAGAACCTCCACCGAGCACGACCGCTCCACATCGGCGGTGGAGTCGACATCCACCTGCCCCGACAGCACACGCCCGGCCACCGCGAGCACCCGATGATCCATGTCCAGGATCCGCACCGTCGCCGAGACGGCATGATCCCGAGTGAGCCCCTGATCGAATACGCGCTGATCTGCGGCAGACAGCCCCAGCCCGATCATGCCCGCGCCTCCAGAATCGAATCAGCGCCGAAAATGAATCGGTCCAGCTGGTGGAATTTGACGCTGACGTTGAACATCTGCCCGGCCTGCCCCGGGATGCTGGTCGTGTTCACGTCGGTGATGCCCACGTGGAAGTCCAGGTCCTCGATCAGGAGCGTCAGGTTGTGGCCGGGGTCGGCCTTCCATGCCATGAGGCGCTCACGCCACAGGCGCGGCGTCTCCGTCTCGGGCATCCCCTGCCATGGCACAAGCTGGCCGGTGAGCGTGCCCTCGTAGCCGTACTGGGCGGTGGTGATCTTGACCTTCCGGCCGCCGGCGATGGGGGAGAATTCCTGCACCGTCTCCGGCATCGTCATGTCGTGGTCGGTGTCGCCGGCCAGGCACACCCGCTCCTGAGTCTCAGGGTCGATGAGCCACGTCGGGGCATGCCGAATCGTCGCCGTGACCGCGCTTGATTTCGACGCGACGCCGTTGACGATCGCCCAGACTTTCCACGTGTGCCTGCCATTCGGGCAGGCGGCATCCGTCACCTCGTAATCGTCGCCGGAGACGAGGAAATCGAGCCCCTCATGCCGGGTCAGCAGCACATCGTCCCTGTAGACGTCGATGCGGTCGGGCACCTCGGATCGGGTGAACCGGAGCACCGCCTGGGGCATCGGCGCCATGTCGGCCACCGTCAGATTGGAGACCGACTCCACGGTGTCCGACGGCGCGAAATCGAACTCGCTCACGACCGACCCGTAGGTGGCGTACCCGGGTGTCGCCTCGCGGGCCCGGTCGTCCCATGCCTGCACGATGATGCGCACCCGGCCAGCGGTCGCCAGACCCACATCCGGCGTCCATGAGGTCTCGCTCGAGACCACCACACCCGACGATGCGACGGTCACCCAGCGGGAGCCCTGCAATGTCTGCACAGCCGCAAGCCATCGGGATTGCGGCATGTCACCCGATACGGACCACTGGATCGGCGGCGTCGGGTCGGAGAAGGTGCCCCCGTCAGGCTGCACCAGCGTCACCACAGGCCGGGCATGCCACTGCCAGCTCACCGGATCAGACCAGCCAGACCACACACCCGACGAGTCCTTGCAGCGCACCTGCCACCACACCAGCGTGTCAGCGGCAGGAGCCGTCCAGCCCGAGACAGTCGACAGGTCCAGCTGAGGCACCGTGGTCGCCACCTCACCCGAATCCCACGACGGGGCAGACGAGACCGTGGTCTCCGACGTACCGGTCCGCACCTGGGCAGCTGCAAGCACGTCCCCGCCAACATAGTCGCGGTACCGCCACGTCAGCACCGGCGAGCCAGACCCGACAGCCTGCCCCGTCGACGGCGCCAGATCCTCCGGCGGCACCGGATTCTCGATCCACTCCACAGAGAGGCTGGGGTCCAGCGCGGCGGACATATTCCCCTGCACCAGAATCTGATGCTGAGACTGGGTGGTCAGCACGAACCCGTAGAATGGCTCGCCATTCGCAATAGCCTGCATCTGCGACGTCACATCGAACTGCCACGTCTGATTATCAGGCAGCGGATTCGACTTGCTGAGCGACGCCTGAGCGAGCTTCCCAGACGGCCGCGTGTTCCAGTTCACCGAGCCGAAATGAGCCGACCACACGTCGCACAGCTGGACCGTCATCTGAGACGCGCCAGACCCGTTGATCCGGCGTGTCTTCACCGTCAGCGTTGCCCGCAGCACATTCCCACCCGTGCGCGGAATCGGATTCGCGAACCATACGATACCGAAATTCGACCGGCCACTCTTGCCATAAAGGCTCATGTAGCCCGTCTTCCGGAACCAATTCGCCGTCGGGTGATCCTGCTGCACCCACGTCGAATACTGCGCCCGAAGCGTCACTGTCGTCATCGCGCCCCAATCCTTGCCATCATGGCCCCGCGATCCTCGATCGCATCCACGGCCTTCCCATACATCGCGCCGAGCAGCACGCCGTCCTGGTCGTACAGGTTGAACACGGCGGACTGATTGCCGCCGAGCATGTTCCTGGTCTCCGATGCGGTGTACACGTGGGAGCCCTTCGACAAGAACCGGTTCTGCCGGCTCGTCACAATCTCCGGACCACGCTCAGCAACCGGTGCGATCACATCCCTGAACACGTCACCACCCATCGCATACCCGTGACCGTGACCAATCACACTGCGCCAACGCGACCCATACCGGGCCTTCGTGTACCGCATGGCCGCGACGGCGTTCGCCAACGGATTCCCACGGTCATTCGGCAAGGACGGGTCGCGGTACTGACGGAAGGTTTCCGGGATAACCTGCAACAGCCCGTAGGCCTCATTCCCGCCCGAGTTGACATCCCGGACACCCTGCTTGGCCGCCGAATTACCAGACGACTCGGACATCACCTGCCGAAGCCACCGGTTCACGTCGGCGACCGCAGAGCCGAACCCGGTACGAGCCATCGCCTGCATGATGAGCGGACGCCACTTCTCCATGCCGCCCGACCCGCCATTGGAGGAGTCGTTCGAATCGCCGTCGACAGATCCGAGCTTGCCGAGCTGTTCACTCAGCCACTTCTTCGAATTGTCGATGACCATTCCGGGGATCTTGGACCACGTCTCTCCGAGCGGCTTGTCCTTGAGGTACTTGTCGGCGAGCCCCTTGATTGGAGACGTGATCTTGTCCCACGCCTTCTGGGCAAGATCCGACAGCAGGTTGCCGCCGCCGACGCTGGAGCCGTCGGCGAGAATGATCTTCGACCCGCGCGAATACGGGTCGGCTTGGCCCACGCCGTGAAGGCCGGCGCCACCCTTGCGGTAGTCCATGGCCTGATAGAGGGCCGAGCCACGGCCGGTGCCGAACGCCGGCGACTGCGGAACACCGTGGACGTGCCACGAGAACCCCTGCGCCGGACCGCGCACCCATGCGGCCACACCGACCTTGCGGAGGGCGTCACGGATCTTCCACAGATCGCCGCCGCCTGACACGTCGAGCGCGTCACCGGCATGGCTTGTGCCGGACAGACCGTTGGCAGGGTTCCACCCCCTCTGCGCCAGCTGAAGTGTGGTTCCCAGGCTGTCGGCGGCCTTCTGGATGACGGCCGCGAACTTCGGGGTGAACCTTCCACGACCGCCGACATACCCGCCGGTCTTGTACCCGGGGGCGTGACGCTTCCACGTCTCCACACCAACGGCCCCGCCCATGCGGCGGGTTTCCCGTTTCGTCAGCACGTACTCGCCGGCATGCACGACACCGGCCGGGGCGTCGGCAGACCCGTCGCCCGTATACCCGCCCTTACGGAATCCGGGGATCTTGACGGGCGGGAACTGCTTGTTCCCAGGGACTTTCAGGAAGCCCTGGACCTTGCGGATGGCACTGATGAACTTGTTGATGACGTTGTCGATGACCCACTTGATGGGGGCCTTCATGATCGACTTAAGGCCGTTCCAGACCTTCTTGATGGCCCCGACCGACGTCGAGAACGCGCCCTTGATGCCGTCAAGATCCTTCTGGATTCCGCGCCTGGCTGCGCCCATCGCCGAGGAGGCGGCATTCTTAATGGCGTTGAAGCCTCGGCTCCAGTTGTTCTGCATCACGGTGAGGCGTGCAGCGATGAAGCCGACGACCGCGTTCCACACGGTTCGGATCACGGTGGAGATGCCATTCCACACGGCGGATGTAACAGCCTTGACGCCGTTCCAGATGGCAGCCCAGTTGTTCCGCATCACCGTCAGCCGGACGATGACGAAGCCAACGATCGCGTTCCACACTGCGGAAACCACGGCCCTGATGCCGTTCCACACCGTGGACGCAACCTTCTTGATCGCGTTCCACGCTGTGGCCCAGGCCGAGCGGATCGCGTTGAGCGGCGGCATGATGACGTTGTGGACGACCCACATGCCGGCGGAGATGACGGCGCGGAGACCGGCCATGAACAGGCCAGCCACGATCTTCAGCCCGTTCCAGAACCGGGTCCACAGAATGGTGACCCCGGTCACGAACAGCTGGAAGGACAGTTTGATGATCTGGAGCCCGGTGACGAACAGGGACTCCATGGCCTTGAACGCCCACGTGTTCGACAGGGATGTCCACAGGCCGGTCAAGAATCCCTTGACGGCGTTGATCGCCGTTGAGAAGGCCGTTTTGACGGCGTCCCAGTGTTTGATGGTCTCCGCGACGAGGAACCCCAAGGGGCCCGTCAGGACGCCGATGATGACGGGCCAGTAGGACTTGACGAAACCGACGACAGCGTCAATACCGACCTTGAAGGCGTTCTTGACGGAGTCCCAGATCCCGACGAAGAACGAGCCGATCGCCGAGAAGGCCCCCGTGATCGCCGACCATGCGGACTTGAAGAAGCCGACGAACGGGCCGGCGAACCATGACCCGACTGCCAGAGCGGCCTTCTTGACGGCGGACAGGGCAGAGTTGACGATCCGCCTGAACGTCTCGGAATGCTTGTATGCGTAGATGAAGGCGACCACGAGGGCCAGGACGCCTGCGATGATGAGCCCGAACGGGTTCGTCAGGAACAGGAATCGGAAGGCGTTGAAGGCAAGCTTGATGGCTGCGAACGCCTTCTTCAGGACGCCGATGACGGCCGTCACCTTGGAGACGACGCCAACGAAGACGCGTAGCGCGAGGATGGGTCCCAGGAGCGCGGCGCCGAACACGGTGACCGTGACCGCGAGCACCCGGAACGCGGTCTCGTGGTCCTTGACGAAGTTGCCGACAGCCTGGAACGCGGTGGCGAGCCCGTTGAGGATCGGACGAAGGGCCGTGAACGCGACCATCAGGGCGCCAAGCACGGCCCCGCCAGCGAGCTTCGCGAACTCGACGACGAGAGGGCCGAGGACGGAGCCGAACTTCGACAGCATCCCAAGAAGCGACGTCAGGGCATTCCCGACGGCGTTCCACAGCTGCACGGCCTTGTCCCCGAGAGGTCCGCCGGCAACGTCTCCCCACAGACCGGAGAAGTCCTTCTTGATCGTGGCGGCTGTACCGCCAAGGAACTCGAAGACCCCGGGGATACCCGATGAAGTGATGTCGTTGTCGGCGGCGTCGAACGCTGCGGTGAACGCGTTGATGTCCTGCGACGCAGACGTCTTCATGTAGCCGAACGCCGTGGACGCGGACTTGTAGAACGCGTCGATGCCGGGCTTGGCAACCTTCGAGAACTTGTCCACCTGCGGGGTAAGAACGTTGAAGGCCTGGGTTGCGGCGTGCAACGCGGGGGTGGCCGCTGATTCGCCGAGACGGGACAGGGCGGCCTTGGCGTTAGACATGGCACCGTTGAACGTCTTCCCAGCCGCCAGAGAGGCGCCGCCCATCCCGGACTGCATGGCCTTGGCGAACGTGTTGAAGTCAACCTTGCCCTTGGAGACGAGGTCAGACATCTGGGCCGACGTCTTGCCGGTCTGTTTGGCCAACAGTTGGAGCACCGGCACACCCGACGACATAAGCTGCAACATGTCGTCGCCCTGCAACTTGCCGCGTGCCGCCACCGATCCGAAGATCGTTCCGATATCGGTCATCGAACGCCCCGACATGGCGGCCGTATCGGCCACAGTGCGGAGAACATCCTGCATCTGTTTGCCGGACTTCACCCCGGAAGCCGCCAGGGACGCCGCCACTGTGGCGGCGTCCCCGAGGCCGAACGCCGTCCCTTTGACGGACTTGAGGGCGTCGTTCATGATCCCGGAGACCTGCTTTGCGGACATTCCGAGACCCGTGAGTTTCGCCTGGGCCTGCTCGATCTGCAAAGCCCTGTTGATGCCACCCTTGAGCGTCAGACCGGCGACAGCAGTTCCAACACTGGCGATCGCGCCGACACCCACCTTCCCGGCCGTGAGGAACGCGGCGCCGAGACCGGCATGGATCTTCTGGGACACCGGGGACACGGCCCCGCCCAACTCCTTGGTGACGGACCGCCCGAACCCCGAGAACGACGGGGAGACGGACAGATAGGCGTTACCCAGGTTGATGCCCTTGCCGGCCATCGACACACCTCACTCACTTGTGCACGGAATCGCCGTGCTCGACAGCCGTTCGCGGACGCGCCAAGATCTCCTGAAGCTCTTCGATCTCGACGGCCTTCGGCCGGTCCCCGGGCTTCACATAGTTCCCGGATCCCGGGCGTGCTATCGGTTCCGGCTGATTCCGGTTGTTGTGCCCGTCGTCGGTGCGCTGCCAGTTCGCGATCCGCAATTCATCGACTGCGGCGGCGCGAAGCTGATTCTCCGGCGACCATGTCCACTCCGGATCGAGCTTCCGGTACGTCCACGACTCGGGCTGTTTCATCATCACCGAGACCCACGACGCCGCGAGTAGCGGCGGCGTCTGCCACAGCGGCATGTGGAAGAAACGCATGAAGTCGGCCGAAACCTCGTCCTGCGCGTCGTCCAGGGCCCCGATGAGCGTCAGGAGTTTGGGGCCACAGCCTCCAGAACGTCCTTGAGGAAGGTGGCGATCTTCTCATTGGAGATACGTCCCTTGCCGTCGGCCAGGCCGTCCTCGATCTTGTCGAGCTGGTCGCCGAACACCTTCTCCGCGACGTCGACAGCCAGCAGGCCGTCGTCCTCCATCTTGCGGAGCAGCTTCGTCAGCTTCCAGTCGTCGAGGGAGGCCATCTCCACCGTCACCTCGATACCGGAGACGGTGACCGTCTTGACGTCCTCATCGGGGGCCTTGTGGTCCTCAGGCTCCTCCACCCCGTCGGGGACCACTGCACTCTTAGCCATTGTCATGCCCTTTCGTTGCTTGCTGCTCATGCCCAATGTGTTGACGGCGGCCGGGGCGGGCATGGCATAGTTTCCCCGGCCGCCGAGATTGTCAGGACTCCGCCGGCACCGCCCGGTACTCGAAGGCCGTCGCGCCGTTCGAGTCGGGGTATGCCGAGAGGGTCACGTTGTAGCCGATCGCGGCGTTGTTCTTGTACTCGATGTCATCCATTTCGGTGATCTGCGCGTCGGGGATGACGATCCGCTTGATCGTGCCGTCGTTCAGCAGGATCTCGAACACGAACAGCCGGTGCGGCAGCTCCTTGTTGGAGTGGGTGACGGTCTCGTTGCCGTCCTTGTTCGAGTAGTTGTCTGCGCCTCGAACCTCCTTGATGACGTCCGGGTCCAGCGCCTGAATCAGGGTGAACTTGAACGTCTCGGAGTAGGAGGTGCGGACTCGCAGGACGGTGAGGCCGCCCCACTCCTTGATCTCTTCGGAGTCGGAGTCCGTCGAGTTGGTCAGGCCATCGTCGGAGATGAATCCGAGGCCGACTAGGCCGTCGGGAAGCTCCGAAGTGGAATCGGTGGGGGCAGTGAGTTTCCGGTCACCGGCGAACGCGGCGCCAGCCGCCTTCGGCTTGCCAACAGACACCATTCCGGCATCGTTCTTGGCCATTGTTTCTCCTCAGGACTGCCATGCCCCTTTGGAGTGCCGTGTTCAGTTGTGGATCATTGCCGTTACCGTCAACTGGTAGCGGGCCTGCCCCGAGTCAGGGTCGGGGAAGTCGTAGACGGAGTCGACGTCGACGTCGCACACTGCGGGGCCGGCGGCGAATCCTGCGATGGGATCGACGAGCTGGGAGGACAGCTTGAAGGCTTGCCCCCGTGCCGTCGCATGGCTTGACGCCCACACCTGAATCGCCCAGGTGGGATGGTCGAAGAAGAAGTCTCGGCTTCCACCCGTGCGCTCGACGGTGACGAAGCTGGCCGGGCGCGGCTTGGGAACCTCGCCCCGGGCATCCCAGCCGGCAGAGCGGGCCCACGTGACCAGACGGGCCTCAGAGGAAATGTCGGTCATTCGGCATCGCCCCATTCTTGGGCGTGCTTCAGGATCGTGTTGTGGCGGGCGTTGTCCAGCCGCCCCTCGAAGTCGGAGGTGAACACGAGCCCGTGGGTTCTGGGGACGTTCCTCTTCCCGGGGAACGTGTAGTTGAGCGTCGAGGAGCCGTAGTGGGGTCCGCACTCGGCGGCAATCCGGTCTGTCGTCGACTCGATGTAGGGGGCTACGGCGGCGTCGACCTGATCCCAGTTGATGTGCACCTTGACTCTGCTCATCCGTCCACCTCCTTGAGTTCGACGGGCCGATTCCAACGGGTCGGGGTGTTGGCATCCATGTACGGACGGGGGTCGCCAATGACCGCGTATTCGTGGCCGTCGACCACGATCCGCTTGCCGGCCAGGGAGCCGGTGAACGTCTTCGGGAAGTGCAGGGTGGCCTGCACCTCGACGCCGTCGAGACGGATGTTCCCGGCCAGGTCTCCGGTGGCGCCGGGCGCGTACAGCACGTCGTCGACGTCCTGTTCGTCGGCCCAGTCACCCCAGACGGGGTCGTGGAGGTCGTCCCATCCGGTCTGTTCACGCGCCCGGACGGTTACCGTCATGCCGTCCATCAGGCGCCGCCCATGACCGGCCGGCGAGCACCTAGCAGGCAGGGGGCCACCTCGTTGCGGATCTCGTCGGCGATCGCTCCGTAGATGCCGTCGTAGGTCTGGCCCCGGACGGCGCCCATCTTGACCTGCCGGACGGTGAGCACTCTGACGAAGCCGGCGCCGTCCTTGAAGATGGCGACCGTGCCACCGCGCCTGTGGAGCCGGCAGAGGCCTTCGCAGCCCTCCACCTTCTTCTCCATGTCGCGCAGTTCGACTGTGTCCCTGGCGATGTACAGCACCCACCGGCCGGTGCGGGCGGCAGCGAACGCCTGGTCGAGTTGGTTCATAGTCCCAGCCCTGTCTCGAACGCGTGCATGGTGCCGCAGCCGAGCATCTTCTTCTCGGCCTTGGTCAAGTAGAGGTCCCCTTGAGGGTTGGCGTAGGTCCACTGCTCCGAGTACGGGCCGCCAGTCATCGACCGGTTCGTGATGTTCTCCCCGCCGGCCGCCATAGCCCGCTTGACCACGGCGCAGGCGATGTCTGACAGCAGGCCGGGATCGGCGTCGGCGGCGTGCGGGCAGGTGGCGGAGATCATCCTGGAGGCGCGGGCCAGCAGGGTTTCAGCCGTCTTGCGCTCAGCCTCGGAGAGTTCCCTCCAGCCGGACTCCAGCTGGTCGATGGTTGCGTACGGATCGGTTGCCATCAGACCCCCTCGAAGCAGATCGCGTGCCGGTCGACAGGCTCGCCGTCGCACATGTGTTTACGGTCGTCGCGGTGATCCACCAACGACGGGATCGTGTAGGCCACCTTCGTACCGGTGGCCTTGCACCAATCGGAGATGGCCCAGTCCGTGTGTTCCTCGGAGTGCTTCATGTGGTGGAGCAGCTCCGGGGCGATCGTGGACGGAATGGCGACCGCGACGGCGTGCCACAGTCCGTCGGCCCAGATCAGGTCTGCGCCAGTCCGCTCAGCGTTTGCCACCATCTGGTCGACGCGGGGGCCGTGAACCGACCAGGACTTCCCGGCCCACCGCCCGGTGCCCAGATACCACGAGCCGACATGGTCACGTCCGATCTCGCGGACGGCCTGGAACTCGCGGGACACGAAGCCCTGGCACAGGATCGCGTCATCCTCGATCATCACCAGCCAGTCGGCCTCGACGTCCATCAACTGTTCAAGGCAGTTCTGATGGTTGGCTCGCTCACCCATGTGGTCGTCATCGACGGATATCACGTCGGCGTCGAGCTGGGAGGCGAGGTCGGCGGCCAGGGGGAACCGCTCCGGGGTGGCCACGATGCCGTGTGCAATGCTGATGGGTTTCACTGATCGTCACTCCAATAAGGTCCCGGGCATGTGGGCCACGGGCCGCCCCACCACACACCGTCATGTCTACTCGCGCGTCACCCATGGCTCACCTGTGCTTCCACCAGGCTGTGGGGGAGATCTTCTCCGACTTGAACACGTTCGTGATGTGCGGTCCGGAGGAGATCCGGTCGGCGAAGTCGCGGCGTGCCACAAGGTTGCCGACGGCCATGTCGCCAATCCCGCAGCGTTTCGTTTCCCAGCCGTAGATGAAGTCGATTTCGTCATCGAAGTAGAAGCCCGTGACCTTCTGGGCGAACTCCATGACAGTGTTACGGTCCCCGCCGACCACACCCATGTTCAGCAATGGAAGGTTCGGATTCGCCGTCATGAAGTCTTGAAGCTTCTTGTCAGGGTGGCGGGCCAGCATCCATTCATCGCGTAGCGTCTTCGGCTCCCAACCCATGTACAACTGGCCCCGCTCCATCTCCGGGAAGGGATCGCGGATCATCTGCACGTCGGTGGCATCCACACACCACACGTATCCGATGTCCGGATGCTGTCTGAGGTAGCGGTAATACTCAAGCCACCGCTGGAAGTAGACGTTGAACTGCTGGCGGACGGGCACCATCTCGGCGCCCTTCACGCTCAGCTCACCCGTGTGGAACACAACCAGACGCGGGTCGCCCTTGAGGGACTTGCGCAGGTCCTCCGCCATAGACGGATCGTGTTTCATCCGACCCGACCGTTGCGGGTCGTCCCGGTCAGTCATCAGGCAGGTGAGCACGACGTCGGACAGGTCTCGGTACTCGATGTAGGCGTCCGAATCGCGCGACCGCATCCGCAGTTCCAGCCCGGGGCCTTCGGAGAACTTGCGGGCCTCCTCGGATGCCGTGGACTTGACCTTGCCCTCCTGATCGAGCGATTCGAACAGGTCCTCAGAGTTCTTCACGTCCATGTATCGGGCGGTGGTCAGGCCGGCCGCGTGAATCCTGTCGCTCCAGGACTGGTGCTCCCATCCCCACTTGCCGAATCGCGGGTCCATGCCGCCCACACGGTCGAGCACACGTTGCTCGACGTACACGAGGCATCCCCGTGTGGCATGGTAGGCGACGATCTCATCATCCTCGAAGAGGATCTCGACCTTCCGTTTCGTAACGCCGGCGGGCTTGTCGAAGATCCACATGAGATGCGGCTCCCGCGAAGCCACATAGGGCTTCCACCAGTCGTCCGTCAATGGCCGGATGTCGTCATCGACGAGGAAGATGTGCTGGCAGACTGCCAGCAGTTCCAGGCACTTGTTCTTCGCCCTGGCCACCCCGGCGTTCTCGTCAAATCGGAAATCAGCGTTTGGGAACGGCACGTCTGACGCGTCATCGACGATCACCAGGCGCGCCCCCGCCGGCAGATGGTCACGCCATGCCTTCACGGTCTCCATGGCCATGTCGCGACGGTTACGTGTGCAGAGGCCAACGCCGATGGATGGAACCGATTCTCCCGACGGAACATAGGTCGTGCCGTCTATCTGTACTTTCATCCCATGCCCCTTCGTGTGGGGCCCACGCCGCCGGCGTGGGCCCCACCATCAGCCGATCAGGAACCCGACGCGACGGTCAGCTTCCCGTGAGCCTTCTCGTTTCCGTACTCCAAGCCGATCTCGCCGTAGATCTGCACCTTGTCAGAGGCGCCAGTCTTGGCGAGCGGCTCCACGAAGAAGTGCCCCTTTCCGGGGATCTCCAGGAAGCGCGGTGCCAGCTCGTCGAGCGACGCGACAATGAGCGTGTCGGACGGCATCCACCGGTCGAGCATGATGTTGCAGGAGCCGAAGTCAGTCTCGAACGTCTGGAGGGAGACACCGCCGACATTCCTCGACTGCTCCTCGTACTTCTTGTCGGTGATGAAGATGCGGGTGAGGGCCCGCTTCAGCTTCGCGTTCACCAGCAGAGTGCGGGTCTCGGCGGTCTGAATGCCGCCGTTCTCCCACACTGTCTGCATCAGGTCGAGCACCTCGTCATCGGTCAGCGCGGTGGACGGGTGGTCCGACTCGGCCACGTTGGTTGTGATGGCTTCGGCCAGTCCGCGAGTCTTGCGAGGAGTGTTGTTGTCGTCGGGGTTGGCGTAGGTGCCGACGATGAACGTCTTCTCGATGTCTCGGGCGATCTGCTTCATCTGCTGGTCGATCTGCCAGGACATCTCGTTGGCCGGGATCGCGGCGCCGCCGATCTGGACGACCTTCGCGCCGTTGGTGTTGCGCTCGCCGGTTGTCGCCTGCTTGGTGTACGACAGCTCGACGGCCTCCTGGTGGATCTCGACCACGTTGGAGGCGTTGTAGCGGGTCCGCTCCTCACCGTCGGGGGCGTTGGCGCCCTCACGGCGCTGACGGTTCTCCTCAGGGTCGCGCAGGTCGTAACCCTGCCACTCGAAAGATCGAGTGGTGGCAGGTCGACCGCCGGTCAGACCTCCGATGGCAGACAGGAGTGGGGTGTCCTCAGGGGATGCTTCGAAAAGTTCCCCGACGTAGTTCGGCAGGTTGAAAGTTGTACCCTGCCCAGTAATGCCAGGCATATCCGATGCCCTTTCGTTCGATAGTTGGGTCACTGGCCCTTATAGGCCAGCTTCATCACCTTGAGCTGCTTTTCGAGATCCTTGTCGCCAGCCTCATGGGCGGCCGTGATCTGCTCATCCAGAGACATGTTCCCCGTACGCCCGGGCTGCTTCCCCTGGGTAGGGGAAGGGCTGCCCTTCTTCTCGGCCGGGGCGGTGCCTCGCCACTTCAGCAGCGCGTCGGCGAACGCCTCGACGTCGTCTCCGGGGCCGGCCAGGAGTTCGGCAGGAACTCCCTTCTTGGTGGCCACGTTGTACCGGGTTTCGAGCGCCTCGGCCCGGGCCGCCTTCTTCTCCAGTTCGGCGATCTTCTCGGCCTGCTTCTCAGACTCGGTCTTCTGGGACTCCTCGATCTCCGCGAGCTTCTCGGCGGCCGTCCGATTCTTGTCGGCGGCAACCTTGTTCTTGCGGGCGCGGGACTCCCACTTGCGGGCCAGGGCCTTCCAGTCCTTCTCGTCGTCCGAGTCGTCCTCCTGTGCGGGAGGGTTGTCGTTCGGGTCGTCGACTGTGTCGGGGCCCTTGTCGTCGTCGCTGGTGGCGTCCAGGCGGATCTCGTCCTTCGGCATTTTCAGGTGTTCCCTTCGTTATCAGATTGGTTCGAGCGCCTGTGCGGGCGCATTCGACCATCAGGGGGTGTGTTGCCGTTCCGGCAACGGGTTGCTACTGCCTTGCGGCAGAAGATTCAGTGAACGTTGTGCTCGCCGTTGGCGATCGCGTTCGATCGCATCTGTGCGAGGACGGCCTTCAAGCCGGAGTTCTTGTTCGGCCCCGTCTTGGGGCCTGAATACCGGGGGCCGTCGCCGAACACTTGCTGGGCGGCCACGTCGTAGACGTCGTACATGGCGTCCGGGTCGTAGCCTGCCGGGTAATCCTCGGGGCCACGGACAAGGACCACGGCGCAGTCACAGGAGCCGTGATAGCGGTGTCCGATCTTCCCGTCAGCCCACAGGCCCTTGGACTTCGATCCGTAGACGGCACCGCGCGAGGCCAGGAGCAGACAGAACTTGCACGTCTCCGGTCCCTTCGGGACGCGGGCCCACGCCGCACCTGAGGCGACAGCCGAGTCCTGGAACGTGTCCCTGTACGGCTGCTTGATGAACTCGTCCAACAGGATGTCCATGTTCCCGAGAACCTGCCCGGACACCATGGCCCATCCCAGACGTGCTGTCGCCTTGTCGGGCGGCACCGTGCCGGCGGGTTTCACCTCAGGCTGGATGCCGAGACGTTCCGCCTCGTCGGTGAACAGGTCGACTGCGAGCGTCTGGGCGATGTCGCCGTACTTCTCGATAACAGCCACCCAGCCGTCCCGGATGGCACCCTCCACCTCCGCCCGGTCGACGGCGGACAGGCCGTCCCAGATGCGCCGCCAATCCGTGCGGGCATGCTCCACAAGAAGGTTGAGGGTGGCCATGACTTTCCGCTCCTGCTCTGCGGAGGCCATGGGTCACTCCTCCTCGGCGGGCGTCTGGGCGGCCTGCTGCTGGGCCTGGGGAGGCTGTTGCGGAGGCTGCTGGGCGTTCTGGTTGACGCCCGACACCAGTGCGTCGAGCGCCTCTCGGGCCTTCGCGGTCTTGATCTGAGCCTTGATACGCACGATGTCCTCCGACGTGTAGCCCATCTGCTCCAGGGCGACATCCGTCTTCGCGAGATCCGGAATGGCAGAGATCTGCTTCACCATCGCGTCGGACTGCGACACGATGGACGGCATCGACGGGTTCCGCCATCGGGTTGACACACCGGACAGCTCGTCAGACACCTCACCAGCACCGTCTCGCAGCATCACAATGTTCTGGTAGACGCGGGCCAGAGCGTAGCCGTTGATCTTGTTGGCGTTCGTGGCCTCGATGACCAGGTTCTCCTTGGCGGTGGCCATGGCCTCCGCCGATGAAGGGTTGTCCTGCACGATGCCGAGATCCGACAGGGGAACGTTTGAGGCCCCGGAGAATTCGGCGGCCAGTTCCCTCATCTGGTCGATGAATGGCTGCATGGTCTGCTGGGGGAGCTGGGTGGCCTCAGGGTAGGTGCCGTCCTCATCTCGGGTGACGGCCTTCACCGTGCCAAGTTTCCACGTCCACGACTTGGCAATGTCCTGCCACGCCTCTTCGGAGATCCCGCGCAGCAGCAGCCCTGGGGCGGTGTAGATCTCGGAGGAGACATCCATGCGGAGTGCGGCACGCACAGCCCGGTCGGTGATCGTCATGACACGCCGGTTGATGCGGGAGCGGCCGAACGGGCGGTCCAAGGTGGGCCGGAATGGCAGCAGTTCCACGGGCACACGGTTAAGGCCGTGTAGCCGATGGTCGATGATCGCCCACGTCCCTGATGCGTTACCGTTCGGCGCCTCGATGACCACCCACTCGTCGGGAAGGTAGATCGTCATCTGGGTGGGCCGTTCGAGATCGTCCACTTCATCAATGGTCAGCGCCGATGACAGGCTCCGGGTCCTGCGATCCCAGATTCCCGTGGCCCACGCGGCCGAGTGGGACATGATGACAACCTCAGGGTCGTCAGTCCCCGGGCGGCCGTGCAGAGTCGAGATGAACGCACACGAATCAGTCAACTCAGAGGCGATCGTCTGCGGGATCTCAACATCGAACCTGTTCTGGGTGAGGACCCCATCCAGGTCGAACGGGTCGTCCTTCCCGTCAGCCGATATGACGCCGTCCCACTGGCACAGGTTCGCCAGACTGTAGACGGCCTTCTCGGGCCAGTCGACGACGATCTCCAGGCCCTCCGCGATCTCTTCAGGGACCGAGATGCCCAGACTCTCCACAGGACGCTTCAGGTCAAGATACTGTTGCCTGACCTGGTTCCTCCACCGCCGCTTGGACCACACCGTGACAAGATCATCGAGCCGGTTCTGGGTGTACTCGTCCAGCCCCACCACTTGGGGGGCCGCCGTGAACAGCGGCGCGGGAGCTGGATAAGCACGCATCTCACACCAACGCTTTCTGTCTTGTCCCGGGTCTTCGTCTGGTCATCTTGGCCGCCCGGTACGCCAAGGAGATGGCTTCGAGGGGCGTCTCGTCGCCGTTCGCGGTGGCCGCCTCCCAGCCCCACGCGCCGCCACGCTGACGTTTCACACACACAGCCACGGACTGCTCAAGTACGTCATGCTGTGGGTCGTCGGCGGCCGGGTGAGTCACATTCCCGGACTGCACCGCATCCATCAGCAGCGAGCACGATTCCAAGTACTCGCCGGTCGACGCCGTCCAGATGACCTTCTCCGGAACCCCACGGTCCCGAAGAGCCCTGTACAGCACCGAACCCCCGGCACGGCCGGAGATTGCGATCTGTGCCGTGGTGTGCCACCGTTCCGCCAGCCAATCGGCCAGCGACTTGATGCCGGCGTCCGTGTTGCCGGACTGGGCGGCGATCACCTCCACATGGATCACCCCGGACGCCTTCACGGCACCGGCGATCGTCTGCTTGGAGCCGTCGGCCGAAAACGCCACACCGAAACTCCGCACACCATCCGGCGCCCTGCTGACCGCCGTGGCCGCCCACTTGGCCTTCGGGATCGCCTGCTGCACCCCGGCCGCGCGATCCCAACGTCCGAGTCTTTCCCGGCAGAATCCTTCCGGGGACATGCCGGCCAGCTCGTCCTCAATTGTTTGGATCGACAGTCTGATGCCGAGCGCCGGATTCACCTGCACCGCGTTGTCCCGCCAGTGCGCCACCGCATCGTCAGGGTCAGCGTCGTCAGGGATCGAGAACTCTGTCCACGCGATCCGCTTCGACTTGCCGGCCAACGCCTGCTCGCGGACCCGCATAATGACCTCGCCGGAGGCCGTCGGACCGGGCGGGGTGCCCGTGTACAACTGCTGCGGGTTCCCGGACGGTGCCGCCGAGATCGTCGGCAGAAGCGCCTCAAGCTGCTCGTCGGTCAACTCCTGCACCTCATCGCAGACCAGATCGTCAACAGTGAAGCCTCGCGCGGAACCGCGCGAACGGGCCACGAACTCGACCGATCCGCCGCCCTTGCAGCTACAACCGGGCGCCATCGTCTCGCAGTCGGCGGCGTGGAGGATGATCGCCTCCTGCCCGTTGGTCGACCTGACCGTCTTCAACATGCGGGCCAGATCCGGATATTCGCGCTCGTTCTCGAAGAAGGAACGCAGCCTGGTGAAGGCCTTGCGGGCCGTCTTCACCTCGTGGGCGGTGTGGAGGATGTGCCTGCCGAGGATCGTCATCTTGAACAGTTCGACAACCTCCAGAACGGCGTTCTTGCCGTTCTGCCTCGGCACCATCAAGGCGCCCACACCTGAAAGTAGTTTGCCCTGCTTCGTCTCGGCCAGCCAGTCATCAAGCGTCGACTGCTGCCACGGGTCGGGCTTCAACCCGTACGCGTTCCCCAGGAGGCCGGCATCCGTGCCGGCGGTCTGCTTGTAGGAGGGGGCGACACGCAACCGTGGAACCTGATTCCCGATCACGTGCCATCCCCTTCCTGTCAGCCGGTCTTGCGGCGCTTCCGGTACTTCTCCATCATGGCGAGGGCGGCCGTCGGGGTCTGTTCCCCGCTGCCGGCCTGGTCTCCATTGAGTTCCTTCAAGCGCTGCTCGAACAGCTTCACGTGAGAGCGAAGATTCCCGATCGACGCGAAGTCGCCGTTACTCCAGATGGCGGCGTGGAGGAGCGCACCGTCGAGGAGATAGAGCCAGTCGACGTCTGCGCACTTTTCAGTGCGGGGATCGTCGCCCCATGCGCTCCACCATTCCCGTGTGGAATCAGGCCACTCGATGTCGCCGGGAAGCTCAGGCTGAGCCATAATTGCACCTCCGTCTGTCAGGAGCCGCTGGACCGTCAGCCGCTCGCGCTGGAAGCGCGTCGCGGGAGCCGCCCGGCTCCCCGGGAGGTACCTCGCCCGGAGGCGCTGGGAACCCTTCCCCTGGAGTTGGGACGCATGTGATCACCTCCTCCCGCGAATTGCCTTACAAGAGTCTCAGAAGTAGACTGCCGAGCATGACAACCTACATCAAGAATCAACCGCCGACAGAGGAGATCCGGCAACGACTGAAAGACGAGAACCGGACGGTCCTTGTGGCGATGAGTCTCGGCAAGGACGCGATCGCGGCGAACCTCGCACTCAAGGACGCCGGCATCCACACCGAACTCGCCTACATGTATCTAGTGCCAGGCCGAAAGCCTGGGAAGTGCCTGGACTTCATCGAGGACACCATCACGCGCCTAGAGGACGGATTCGGACAGCCGATTCACCGCTACCCGCACCCGAGCTTGTGGCGGTGGTTGAACAACTTCATCTTCCAGCCGCCGGAACGGTGCGCAATCATCGAGGCGGCACGGATGCCCGAACTGGGATACAACGAAACCTGGGAGCTGATCAAGGAAGACCTCGGGCTGCCTTCGGACACCTGGGTGGCTGACGGGGTCCGGGCCGCCGACTCCATTCCGCGACGCGCCAGCCTGTCGAGGCACGGGATCATGAAGGCCGGCAACCACAAGGTGTCGCCGGTCGCCGATTGGGTGATCGCCGAGCTACGCGACCGGCTACGGGACGCCGACCTACCGCTGCCCTGGAAGGACAAGCACGGGGTGCCGCTTCCGATCGACTACAAGTGGTTCGGGCGGAGCTTCGACGGCCTGGACTACCGGTTCATCGAGCCCTTGAAGCGCAACGCGCCACGCGACTACGCGCAACTGTTGGAGTGGTTCCCGCTCGCCGAGCTGGAGATCTTCAGGCACGAACACATCATCGAGAGGAGCAACTGACATGCCACGCATCAAGTTCGGAGGCAACGGGCCCGCACTCGGGGGGCACATCAACTTCGGGGGGTCGCCGATCGGTGCGCAAGCGCCCGACCCGCTTGCCGGTGTCGACTACACCGGCAACCGGGAAGAGGACGCCGGCCGGGAGCTGACGGCCATGGAGAAGGCCTACCGGAAGCGCGCCAAGAACGAAGAGAAGCGGGTATACGACGCCACCGACTCCGAATACTGGGTGGCGGTGTGCTTCCGCAGCAGGGAGGCCAAGGAGGCCTATCTGCGGGCCATCGACGCTATCGACATCGGGGACAAGTACATCGACGGGCACCAGCTCGCGCGCCGGCAGGGGATCGACCTTGACTCCACTGACTGAACTTCGCTGGTACCGAGACCTCAGGGAGCGCCGGCCGGAGCTGATCCGGGCGGCCCGGGAAGCCGGGCACACCTGGGAGGAGATCGCGGAGGCTTCGGGACTGTCTCGCGCGCAAGTCTTCAAGCTCGCGGCGAAGGTTGACAGAGAATAGGCAGCAGGGTTTACTAGTTCATGTCAACGGGTCACCCAACCAAGGAGCAAGACATGAACCGCGAAACCTTCGAAGCCATCAACCGGGACCTCTACGCCAGCTTCGCCGCCGACTGCTACGCCGGCGAGCTGAGAGACCCGGCGGTCGACGGCCTGGTGCATCGGGTCATCGAGCATGTCACCGACACCCTCACCCTGGATCAGGCCGAGTTCCTCCATAACAAGGCCATCCTCGAAGAGAACCTGCGAGGGACCGGCATGAGCCCCTTCGATCTTGGAGCCACCTTCTGAACTGATCATCCGCCCCGGGCCGAAAGGCCCGGGGTAACCAACCACGGGAGGGAATCATGCAGGCAATGACCGATGGCAAGCGGGAACTGCTCGACAGCTTGGAGAACATGCTGAGAAGCGACGGGAGGGCGCCAAAACTCTCCCGGTGGGCATCACGGGCCATCATGACGGCCGGGCCATACACCAACACGGCAGGGGACGAGTGCTACGCCGATGTCGCCGCATACGACTACGACGAGCAGCAGCGGCCAGTCCCGGTCTACCTGGAAGTCGCATTCCGGGGGCCGCTCGATCGCCGGCACGAATACGAGGAGTACCAGCGCATCACCGGCTTGGACGCCGACGAAGCCGCTACGGAGATCCTGTCAGACATGCGGGACATCATCTGACCGGCACAGAACAGGCCCCGGGAGCCGATGGCTCCCGGGGCCCAACTGTCTGCCCAGGCAGGACGCGCCAGGCAGGCACACAGGAGCGCTCACCGGAACGCGACGCCAGTCACCCGGATAAACCTTGCCCAGCTGTACCGCTCCACCGGACGACCACCCACCATGGACCGCCGGCCCCGCACCTCCGGCCCCTGGAAGAACACATGCACGCCCTCACCCGACACCGAACGCTCAACCCACAACACAGGCTCACGCACAGCCGCGACGAAACGCCGCGCCCGATCATCAGGCCAATGGTCAAGGTCATAGCAGCCGAACCCGCCTCCCAACATGAACCCGAAGCCGTCACCGGCGCCACGCTGCACCTCGGAGAACCGCGCCCAGGTCGACGGGTCCCGCGAAGAAGCCAGACGCCCATCCGGTAGGCAGGGCCGTTTACCATCGGCGCGCGTCCACCGAGCGGCGGCCAGCATCGACGCAGGCAGGGGATGCCGTGAGGAGGCCTTGCGGCAGCGCGTGGAGCAGAAGCGGCGAGGCCGGCCAGTTGAGGCTCGCCTGAACTCACGCCCGCACCATGCGCACCCGGTCATCGTGTCCATAAGGACAGTCTACAGCAAAACGCCCTGACAAGGGGCGAGTCACGAAACTCTGGGGGTGGGGGGCAATGCCGGCGTCAAGTCACGCCAAAGCCGAAAACCACGCCCGGGGCCCCGAAACCCCCGCAGAATCGAACCTCAGGCCCCTCGGGGTAACGTGGGAACCCGTGGGGTCGGAACCCCTCGGGGGTATTTCGCTATGCCTTCGGGGGCGAA